CGAGGTACCAGAGTAACCAGATTCACCACTTGTTCCAGAATAACCCGAGGTACCTGAGAAGCTCGAGAATACTTTTACCCAATAAGAACCATTAAATGTATAGTCATAGCTATCGTCTAAATTTAGTGCCGCCCATCCTTCGGAGGGTGTACTAAAAATCCAGACAGCACCACCAGAGTCCCATTCAGCTATATCATTATCATGACCAATCCAAATACCTGAACCAGTGGGATCGACAATGTACCGATCACCATCACTAGGACCTACCGGCGGAGCACTTTGTATGCCATTTACAGGATTTACCCATAGAAAGGTAATCTCAGCAGCATCACCAGAGTAACCCGAGGTACCAGAATATCCTGATTCACCGGAATAACCCGAAGTACCGGAGTAACCACTAGTACCAGAATAACCAGATTCGCCACTTGTTCCAGAGTAACCTGATTCACCGGAATAACCCGAAGTACCGGAGTACCCAGATTCACCACTAGTACCAGAATAACCACTTGTTCCGGAGTAACCCGAGGTACCAGAATATCCTGATTCACCGGAATAACCCGAAGTACCGGAGTACCCAGATTCACCACTTGTTCCAGAGTAACCAGATTCACCAGAATAGCCCGAAGTACCAGAATAGCCCGATTCACCACTACCAGAATAACCACTTGTTCCGGAGTAGCCACTAATACCGGAGTAACCGGATACACCACTAGTACCGGAGTACCCAGATTCACCACTAGTTCCAGAATAACCAGAGTACCCAGATTCACCACTAGTTCCAGAGTAACCCGAGGTACCAGAATATCCTGATTCACCGGAATAACCCGAAGTACCGGAGTACCCAGATTCACCACTAATACCGGAGTAACCGGATACACCACTAGTACCGGAGTACCCAGATTCACCACTAGTTCCAGAATAACCTGAGGCTCCGGGATTCTCCCCGCTATATCCTGACACACCTGAAACGCCAGAATAACCACTTACTCCAGATATACCACTAGTTCCCGAATACCCGGATTGTCCTATATATCCAGGAGTTAAAGTAACATAAATTGTGTTCATATTTGTAATCTCCTAAGTGTTGCGTCAACAATAAGTTGAGGTGAAACAAAAGCTTCATCGTTTGGTTCCACGGACTCCCATATACCAAACTGGTCTTTTCTTAAGTATTTTCTATCTTTTAATAAATTTATATTCTCAGTGTGACCAAAAATAACTGGATCTGATTGACTGAAAACTACAACACCGGGTTTATTATGAAGCCAAGCAAAGTGGTGCCAAAAATTATCAACCGAAATCCAACTATCACAATCGTTAACCAATATACCCAAATCCTTTAAGGGCAAATCAAATTTATATTCATCCACACCAACAATCTTCTCTTCCCCTCTTCTACCTATTTGAGTAATAAGGATGTCGTGCTCTTTTAATTTTGTAATTATTTCCAGCCAGTAATCTTTAGGCAAATTTTTTGAATTTACCTTACCGTTTCGTAGAGCCCTACTATATGGACTAATAATTATACTTTTCATAGGTATAGTTTTCTAAAAGCATTTTCTAAAGAATCTTTCCAATCCCAATCGATCATCTTGTTATATATACTCTGATCAGTAACATTTGTAACCATATGCGCTTCTGAAAGACTGATTTGTTTTACATCTGTATCATTGAATACTTCTGGATAACAAGTAGCCAAAATAAGATTTGGATACTTGGCTTGGACTTCAGGTAAAATCTTTTTGAAAATGCAATGATCACCTAAACCGTTGTCAAGGGCAATTATTTTGTACTGTTTAGGTGTAATACCCCACTCCTTTAATTTCTTTTCAAATACTAGTTCATCATACTTCCAGTAAATGGAATCTTTTTCACTTCTAATGCCACCTTCCGGATTTCTGAAGTGCCACGTAGTTGCTTGGGGATTAAACAGTAACTTCCAACCATTACGCCTCATTTCTACAGTAAAAACAGTCTCTTCCCTGTGCCCCACCTTGGACAACTCCATACAATAACCGTGCTTAGCTGCTTCCTTTCTGTAAACAAATGTGGAGTATAAATGGTCTATTTCTCTTGGACCGTCATACCCATCAACACCTACATAAGGCTTGTATACAAATTTAGGTGTTATTTTAAACCATTGTTCATTTACACCTAAGTAAATATCCTCCATTTTACTTGAGGCTAAACTGTGGGACAACATCATCGATGGATCTAAGACACAACCGCCAACTGCTCCAGTCTTCTCATCTGCAACACTAAGAAGCTTCTCTAGTACATCTGGTTCGGCAATATTATCGTCGTCCAATCGCCAAATCCATTCTGTCTTGCATCTCTCTATCGATTTTTGATGATTTAAAACTTGGCCTTTACCCTCGCCAAATTCAACGTACAATTCAATTCCTTTTTTACTTAGCATATTAAAAATATACGTGTACAAAGGAACTTCTCTTAAATCTTTTCTATCTTTTACATCGTTATCGTCAAAAAGTAAAATCTTTTCTACTTTGTGTGTCTGATTAGCGATAGAAATCAAAGTATTTGAAAGTGTGCTAAAGTAACGTCCCTTCGTACTAACTACAGCCGTAACTGTATGCTTTCGTAATTTAGCCCATTTTCTAGAAAGTTTCTCTTGGTTACTTCTAAAATGTTTCTCCCACCAGTCTCTACCCTGTGGTAGGTGATGCATAGTTGTTTCGGCTTTATGGATAACAGGGAAAGTACTTCTTCGTTGACCGTCAGTCGTAGCTAATGTAAAGCCCGCTTCTTTTGCCCTAATACAATAGTCAACGTCTTCCATACTGCCGACTCCGAAATCCTCGTCAAGATAGCCCACAATCTCAAATACTTCCCTACTAATCATCGCACAAAAGAATATGATAAAATCAAAACCTACTTCAGTGTGCATAATAGGACCAACAACACCTACTTTCTTGTTTTCAAATGGCTTCTTTAGTAAGTCTAACCAGTTAGATGATTGTATAATAGTGTCATTATTTAAAAATACAATATAATCCCCCTTAGCTTCTTTAAGAGCTAAATTGTTAGCTTTGGAAAATCCAGTAGCTTCGTCAGTCCAAAGTAACTCAAAAGATGTTCCTAATCCTTCAACATATTCCTTAGTATTGTCAGTGCAACCATTTGCTGATATAATAATTTCAACATCACTTAAATCAGTGTGTTTGATTATACTTTCGATACACGGTTTAAGGTCAGTTTCTAGATGGTTTCCATACGTAGGAATAATTATGCTAATCACTTCTTTGCCTCCATTGCCATACAAGTATCTTGAATTGCCGGATACTTTACTGCTGGTTTTCTGACTATATCCTTAAAGCCCACTCGTTCTAAAGTCCATTTTAGCTGATTCTCAGTGTAAACAAACTTATGAATCATTCCCGGATTGACCCAAGGTTCACTAAAGAAATGACCATACATGCTAATTCGACCTTGTTCATCTGATGCTATAAACTTTTTACAACTAGCAAGAAGATCCGGCGTTTCCATGTAAATAATTCCACCCGGTTTAAGAACTCGTTTCCATTCTTTTAGAACTTCAAAAGCTTCTTTGAAGTCAAAGTGTTCGATAACATGAGAAGTATAAACAAGATCAACTGAATCATCTTCAAAAGGTAGACACTTGATATCGCATTTCACATCAGATTTACTTGAATACATGTCACAGTTAATCCAATCCTTGTCAACTTCTCGAATAATATCATCACCACAACCTAAATTTAAACATTTTGGTTTCATTATGAAAATACCCTTCTTGTTGTGTCAATTAAAAAAGTAATTCCACCACTTGCTACAGTATTTACAATACCCGAAAGATTTACAAACCGGACATCGTAGTAGTATGTTCCTAAAAGATTATAGGTTGTAGTGTGTGGAATAGTTAATTCAGCTTTTCCGTTTGTCGGATCTGTAGGTGTTTCGGTAATTGAAATTACAGCTGAGTTATCAGAATCGGTCTCGTTCTTCTTGGCTGTAAAGTAAATTGTCCAACCAGTAATATCCACAGGATTACCTAAAGTATCCGAGAGGATAACTGCAAGTTCAAAATCGTCTCCTCGTTTTACACTATAATTGTATTCTTCTATATTTTGAGTTATCATTTAACACTCCTTAATTTCCCAATGAAATCCAAAATAACGTTACTGATCCTACTGAAGTAGTAACTTTCCAATAATCTCCCTTTCTAACAAGCATGAAAATTGAAGAAGTAGTAGAATACCCATCTTGGGGTGTTTGACCCCATCTCTTTGTAGTAGGAGGGTTACTTGAATCAGTGTAGCCATAAATAATTCCATTTTGTCCTAAGTATCCAATTACAAATCCATCTGTTTCGGCCTGATAGGTGGTATTTCCTACTTTGGTAGTCCATGAACCAAACTTACCAATATTGTTCCAAGCACCCGCAGCTGTTGAAGATCCTGTTCCACCATCGGCTAATGCTAAGTCCGTAATACCCGTTACTGAACCACCAGTTATAGCAACAGCACTAGCATCTTGTGTAGCTAATGTTCCTAGACCCAAATTAGTTCTTGCACCCGAAGCAGTAGTCGAGCCCGTCCCACCCTTAGCAACCACTACAGGATAACTTGGACTATTTCCACCAACAAATCCTCTTACGTCCGTAATGTTTGAAGATGCTAATGAAGAAGCCCCCGAAGCTATAGTTACTTCGGCTAACGTAATTAAACCACCATAATCTGGAGCGGTAGGTGACGTTCCAGCAATACCAGGTGTTATAATTATTGTCCCACTCGTGTTAACCTGAAGAAGATCAATTCTGCTACCACTTGTCGGAGCGGTAAATACTGGAGATAGCTGATCAACAATAGTATAGGTTGTAGTTCCGTAGTTTACTCTGCCAGCTCTAATTCTTACATACATAGAGGCTGGACTAGTTGGTTCAACTTTCAGGAACAAGTCCATTACATTAGGTGTAGTTCGTAAAGTGTATGTAAAACCAGACAATGTAGAACCAGTATATGAGCATAAACCAACAACAACATCTGTCGACGACTGCGCTCCGACAGCAACTGCAACAAAATCCATGTAGTCTAAAGTGGAACTACCCGTATAAGTCCATCGTAAAACAACTAATGGTGTAGCAACAGCAACGGTTATAGTAACCGCGGAACCAGTTGTAACTCTAACTTGATTACCTGTACCTACAGAGTCGGGTATTTCACATGATAACGTCGACAAAGAAACGCTTGTGTCACTTACTTTTGTTAAGTATCCACCTGAGTAAATTCCAGGCTTTCTAACATCCAGACCGATGAAGTTACCAGCACTATTGATGAGTTCATCATAAAACTTGATATGAACTGTTTGACTTCCTAAATCTCCGGGCATTTTTATACCTCCTTAAATTAACTGCTAAAATTAACTCGAACAACAACTCTTAAAGCAATACCGGGTGCAAGACTAATATTTGGAAAGGTACAGCCCAGCATAATTGTTGTTCCATCCGCATAATATAAACCTAATTCTGATAAAGATGTGTTACTTAAAGTACTTGGTAGTTGAAAACTAAATTCAACGTAACTGTTTGTTACTGTTGTTGTAATTGGTGCCGTTACTGATCCACCATAGTTTGTAAGCACAGGATCTTGTAATGTAAAACTTTGATCTGGAATAACTCCTTTGTTGCCCGTTCCCAATCTCCAAACTGTTATATTGTTGTAAAAAGCAGTAGCTGTGTAATCAAAATATAAACCATCATCAAAATGATTGATTACACCGGAACTATTTGATTCATCAAAATATTCTAGACTAGGCGTCCAAACACCTAAAGCAATTGTATGCGTTATCGCACTTCCGTCACCATCGTAAACTGTTGCAACAGCCCCCGATTGTGTTGTTATTGGATTTAAAAATATTGAGTAATGTGGAACAACATTTATTGGACGAACACGCTCAACATAGTTACTTAAATTACTATATGTAGTTGAGCCGTCAAATAAATAGGAATCGGAGTATAGTCCGTAGTAAACCTGATTTAAGAGAATTTCTATTCCAAAATGAGGCGATTTATAGTAGCTCGAATCCAAACCTGGCGGATTAGTTCCTAGGGCACCCGCATACCAAGGTTCCATTACAAATGTTGAGTAGTCGTTAGTATACATATCCCATAAATTCAAGTCCAAACCAAGTGTGTATCCAATAACTTTTAAGGCTTGATACGTTCCCTTCATCTTGTACCAATCAACTACTTGGATAAGTTGTCTTCGTTTATCTTCAAGAGTCGTAGTCGAAGTTATCAAAAACTTTAAGCCAACTAAATCAGCTAAATATTGAATGTAATCATCACCAACATTATACTTATCAATTAAGTCCTCTATTTCGTTGATATCTCCTATCCAAGAACCAACTTGTAAGCCCGCAACGTATAAAAATTCCTGAAGTGCCGTGGAACTTCTAAACTTTTCGGGGACTAATTGCAGAAGATCTACATACTTAGCGTAGTCTTCGTCACCAACAAACTTAGTTACACATTTTACAATGCCTGTTTCGTCAGCAACGTATAGTTCACTGCTATTTGTTACATGTGTTAAACATTTTACAGTTGATAACGCGTCTGTATCCCAGTGTTGTGTGGTATCGAAGTTAACTACTCCATCATCATCAAAATATATGCTATTTCCCGACCAAATTTTACCCATTATTATCCTTAGTTATCTTAACTGTTTCCTTCTTCAACTGAGAAGGAATATGTCATGGAATCTCCGGCTAAAATTGTTCTTGACATACTTAAAGGTATATAACAAAGTAGTATTCCAGTATTGTCACTTGTTGTCCCAATAAAGGCGTAAGTAACTGGACCAATACCACCGCCACCAGCTGTAGCTGTAAATGTAACTACTTTACTAGTCAATTGTTGATTACCATCAGAAGCTACATCCGAAGTGGGAAAGCCAACAGATGACGTCTCAACTGTTTGGGCGGTATAACCTGTAGCCAGAAGAGGCTCACCAACTGACAAACTTGTTAACGTGCTTGTAACTATAGGGGTAATATTCGTTAGTCTAACATAAAAATTACTGAATAAATAGTTAGAAGTATCCCTTTTCCAAAAAAGATCGAGAATTGCTCTTGCACCTGCATCAGCAAGAGTATTTCCTATGTTCTTTTCTTGCCAAATAACTTCTCCATTTCTAATATGCTGAACATTCCAATAAGTTCTCATTTAAACCTTCCTCCTAATAACCGATGTAGGTATACGTAGTGGAATCCCACTTACAAATTTGCGTTTGTGACAGAATTAAGTCTCCAACAGAATCAATAGTCACTGCTGTATTGTTTTGTTGATAACGAATAAATATTTCAGCCCCCACAGGTAGCGCGGGTGAGACATTTACGCCCACAAAACCAGTTGTATAAACAACTATGCCTGTAACGGTATACGTGCTTAGATTTGTCCAGGAACCAGCACCGTTATCAACAGCTATTTGCGTCGTGTTAACCCAAAGCTCAACATTATCAACCATAACAGGTAATAAATCAGCTGTTTCAGCGTAAGTATAGATTGAATTATAACCTTGAAGTAAATCTTTTTGTATCTTTAATGTAGCGTGGCAGTTGGATACACCCGAAACATCTTCTACAGCTTGAATAATATCCGATTGATATACGTTATCACCCAATGTTGAAGTTGCCCCAAGAACAAACTGATTTTGAATAGCTATATCAACCAAAGCCTGAGTAGCTGATATTGACGCACTTGATTCTAATCGAACAGTTACTGTTGGCACAACATAAATTATACTTGGATCTACATAAGAGTATCTAACTGTTATCATTGATTTAGTATATAAATATGCTGTTAGGAGTGCTTCAAAATCGGTTGTCGGTAAGGCCCATTCATTTAACAAAACACAAATCCTAACTTGATTATACATCGTATAATCTGGAGGTGTTAAGTCATTTTCGCCGTAAACAATAACATCTGCAACGCCTGGATAACTTAGTAACAAAGACTCAAAATCGGATTTTGTAACTGCCCTGTCGCCAGTAGCGAACACATTAGGTCCATTTGCCCTTATCTCTTCAGCTGTTTCGGCATCGTCACCGCCAAGAAAATTAGTTGTATTTGTTACAGTAACAGTTTTTTCTGTTCCATCCGTATCGTATATTGCAGAATTTAACGTGGTAATTAAACCAGTGGAATATACGTTTCCATCACTTCCATCCGACCTGACATACTTTACCTCAATACTACTAGAGATTGCTGGAGCTAGACCAAATACGTTGTTTCCAAATACTATCGTTATTGTTCCGTCAAGTTCTGGTCTAATTACGTAGTCAGTAGACAAACTAGTTGAGTTAATAAATGAAGTCTGCTTAGTCCATGGTTGGCCGCCATTTGTTCCGCTAACATAAACATAAACGTTAGTATTTTCAATACTTGTATCATTTATATTGTACTCTTGATTAGTCGAACCAGTCGACGTATAAGTTACTGTAGTTAAAGTACCTTGAATGCCCGTTACAGTTATTGAAGTACCACCTTCCTGTATAGCGGAATCTTCGTTGGTTAAGAAGTTATACCCGGCAGACGACACAGAAGTCCATTTTGGAATAATTACAATAGCTATAGCTGCTGAAGAAATGGAGAATTGAAGGGTTCCAGTAGACGATACCTTTCTGTCTGGAATATAATTTAAAAGCCTAACTAGGTTTACAATTGATGAATAGTTTTGAGCAGTGTTTATATACGACTCTTCTGCTCTTCTTTCCACGTAATAAAGTACCAAGTTTCCTACAGCAGCAAAAAGTTCAAGTAAAGTTTGACCCGTTGAACTCCTATACATATCTTTCCACGAATTTTGGGCAGAAAGTAAGTTTTGAAGCGTTACTACCAAATCTTCAAAAGAATAATTGACAAAGTTTAATGTATTAGCCATTTTAACTCCTATTTACAAACTACGCAGTTATGGTAGTCGTCGTAGAAAAAGTTTGCGTATATCCTTGAATTTGAAATCTAACCGTTACTGTTAGTTTATTGTTATCCGGATCGGAATCTATATCTAAACCTTCAACTATTACTCGTGGTTCCCATTGTTCGATACCTGTTCTAAATTGATCAGCAAGTTTATTAAACAACCGTGTGTTCATCGGTTCAAATACGTAAGCCTTTGCTGGTATAGCAAACTGAGGAAGAAAGCACCTTTCCCCGGGACTTGTTCCTAAGATGTTGTTTATCGAAGTCTTTACAGATTCTATATTTATAACCTTCTTAAGATTACCCTGACCATCAGAAACTAAATTCTGGTCTAAGTCACTCCAAATTTCGGTTGATTGATTCGTAGCCATCTTACTCCTTATTTATTCACAATATACGCCACGGTTAACTGGAACTATTTTCGCACCACACTCCGCTCTTGCTCCACGAGTTATAATAAGTTTACCATTGACAAAACTCTTAATAGTAATAGCTGTTACAGCTGTTCGACCATGACCTGGAATAGGACAGTAGTGTTCACAACCGTTAGCGCACACTGGAATGCCCACTACTGAAAATCTGTCGTCTTGATTAGTTGTAACAAGAGTACCGCCATGATCAGAAGTATCCCCAAGAACAGCTATTGGTTTTACCGAGCTCCCAGAACCGCCAAACAGGATAGTACCAAATGTGGATGTTCCAAATGTTAAACTCATTACTACTCAACCTCTTCAGTTACAGGTTTTGATTCTTCTTTCGACTCTACTTTTTTCTTACCTTCTAACAACTTTTCGTATGATTCTATTATTTCGTCGGCGTCATACTGCAAACATTTTGTGTTATATGGACAATTCCAAATAGATCCTATACTTGTTGAATCGAATACGTAGCTGTCGGGCCTGTGACAGAAGGGTGTTTTGCACAAATTCTTAGGAACTAAGTTGATATGCTGTTCGTAACCGAGTTTCTTTGGACTTGTTCCACCCCAAATAACAACACCGGGAGTATTGAATATCATGGAAGCGTGATGAATAAAACTGTCTATCCCAATAAAACCCTCGGTATACTTTAATAGTGCAATAACTCCTCTAACCGGAGTATTTGGAAAAAATACTTTTTCGGCACCCTGTAACTCGGGAAAGTTTTCATGTTGAACTACACCAACAACGTAATCACGGCTTACTAGTTTATTAGAAACCTTTTGAGCAACTGACTTTGGAAGTGACCTTCTATACATACGTCCAAGAGCATCGATTACAGCCATCTCTTCCTTGGTTTGAGGAACAATACCACCAATCCATTGAAACATAACAAACTTTTTCTTGTTGTTGCCAGTTATTTTATTAACATATGCACTTGCAGCTTCCAGTTCGTTGTCCATGTAAAACATTTCGGGCATTGCTCCGTTACGCTCAATACCAATCATTTTACACCAGGAATCAATAAGATGTTCTGATTCAAACATATACGAATACTGTGTGTAGGGTTCAACCTTTATAACAAAACTTTCATCATTTACATAATCATCATAGAAGTATAAAGGATTGCCAAAATTAAACACTTTGTAAACGTTTGGATTATACAAAAAGATATCCGGATAACCCGTCATTACAATAATCCTCTTATCGGGAAAAGTCTCTGCCAAACGTTTTACAACAGCTGTAGCGGAGATAACCTTGCCAATACCGCCATCAGCTATAAAAATTATATTTTTTACTTTGCTATCTTTAACCCTGTTTAAATCAACCATTACTACTCCTTCTTAGATCTGTTTCAACTTCTTGTTTACTCTACAAACCTCATGTTTGTAGTTAAATTTTTGTAAGTGATACAACTGAGTAACCATCCGAACTTTGAGAATTCGTCCGAGTCGTAGTCTCAATGTAGGTAACTTTGTATTTTACTTCCTTACCTGTGTAATACGTAATTGTTACATTATCTCCAATACTACCTTTGAAAGTTTCCTCTAACTGTAACTTGACTGCCATATAACCTCCTTACGAGTAACCTATTGCTAAGTAGTTTAATACACCATTAGGATCTAGAATTGTTTGTGCTTCAGAATAATCTTTTGTAGACCAAAGCCTTTCGTATTCACAAATGCAATTACTAGGAACGCTACAATAGCAATGAATTAAATTAATTGTACAGATACAAGCTGTGTTTTGAGCTACCACACATATACCCTGATGAGTACAGGTTATTGTGCATGTATACATATATATGTAGTCAAAAAGACAAGTATTACATGCAGTAAAATCCATACACTGATAACAACTTTGGTTTGCAGTGTAGCAAAAAATAAGATTTAGTTTGTAGTTACATATAAGACTACCAGTAAGTAAATTACATCCTTGAAAACATATATATCCTAAAGCACACTGATACCAATTGTCTATTGCTCTAACACAAGTCATTAAATCCATTGTTGCACAATAACATAAATACGTGCAATATACATTATCTGGTTTTGTACCTGATAAAACAGCACAACAAGAAATTATTTGTTGAGTACCACTATAATATATACCTCCTGGAGACGTATTATCCCATAATCTATTATCAATACAACAACAAATATTTCTACTGCAACAACAAGTAGTTACTGAAGTGAGTGTAGTTAGACACCAAGCTAGTGATAAACAATTCAATTGTAATTCCCAGCATCCTGTAGAAGGAAAACAAATATTTTGGCATATATCGTAGCAAGTTTTTAAGGTTGAAGTA